CGTTAAAACTCCGGGACAAGGCGTTGCTGGCCAAGGAAACACAGGCGGTACTTGTGGTAGTGCGGCGGGTGATGAAGGTTCTGGTGGTGGTGGAGCAGGAACAATAGGACTATCAGGAATTAATGGAGTTATTTGCGGAAACGGTGGCGCTGGAATAGCAAGTTCTATAAGTGGCACATTAACTACCTATGCTGGTGGCGGCGGTGGCGGTGGAAATAATACCGATGTTGGTGGTGTTGGTGGTGTTGGCGGCGGAGGATCAAGGCCAACAGGAACTCAAGGAACAGGCGGTGCTGGAACTGCAAACACAGGCGGTGGTGGTGGTGGAGGATATGCAACAAGCGCAAATCAATCAGGCGGTGCAGGAGGTTCAGGCATTGTCATCATTTCATACCCAGACACCTATAACGCACCTACAACATTAACAGGAACCTATACTGCTTCTACAAGTGGTAGTGGTAGTTTTGCTCCTTTAAATACCTCAAGTTGGATTTATTACAACGCTCCATCAAATCTTCAATTTGGTACGGGCGACTTCACTATTGAAATGTGGGTGTACTTTACTTCACTTTCTGGGACAAATTATTTAATTGATTTTAGGGGAACAAGTAATCCATCAGGAGCATCATTTGGTATGTATCAAAATAGTAGCGGATTACAATTATTCAATAACGCTACAACTATTAACTATGGAGTACCGTCCGCAAATACTTGGTACAACGTAACATGGTCAAGAGCAAGCGGAGTAACTTACTTCTTTGTTAACGGTACTTTAGTTAATGCTGGGGGAACATCAGATACAGCAAACTACACAGCAGGTACAAATGGCCCATCTTTTGGTGGTAGTAGTTACTATTTATATTCAAATTCCCTTAATTTTGGTCTTCAAGGATATATGTCTAATTTGCGGGTGTTAAAAGGAACAGGTTTGTATACATCAAACTTTACGCCATCAACAAAACCTTTAACTGCTATTACGAATACCTCATTGCTTTTAAATACTGTTTCAGGCGCTTATTTAGCAGATAGTTCAACAAATGCAAATGCCGCATCTGTGCAAGGCACAGTTAATTGGAACCAAGCATCTCCATTTGCAACGGGACTAGGATACAAGAATCGTGTGTACACATGGACAGCAAGTGGTACGGTGACCTTTTAAGGAACAAGAATGAGTCAATCTTTATTAGGCGGTTACATCTCAGCTACATTTAATCCCTTGACTAGCGGAGTTACAAGCACGGTTGAATACTTGGTTGTGGCTGGTGGGGGGGGAGGTGGTAATCAAGGTTCTGGTGGCGGTGCTGGTGGGTTATTAACTTCTACTGGATACGCAGTAACACCCGGATCAGTTATTACTATAACAGTTGGCGCAGGTGGTGCTGGCACTACAGTTAATGGAAATTCAGGTCAAGGATCAGACTCAGTTTTGACTGGAATTACTGCGTTGGGTGGCGGTCGTGTTACTGGTGCTACTAATGGACAAATTGGCGGCTCAGGTGGTGGAGGTGCAAATTATGGTGCTGGCGGTGCTGGTACAGCAGGTCAAGGTAATTCTGGAGGAAGTGGTCTTTCAGGTCCCGGAGGCGGTGGTGGAGGTGCGGGTTCAGCAGGGGTAAGTGGCACCACAAACACAGGCGGCAATGGTGGCACAGGACTCTGTTCTACCATCACAGGGCAACGAGTTTTTTATGCTGGCGGCGGTGCTGGCGGAGCATATGGTGGTAGTAGTATAGTTTTATACGGCGGTGGTGGCGGTGGCGGAGATACCCCAATAGATGGCCCCGGTGGTGATGGTCAAGCCAATACTGGAGGCGGAGGTGCCGCCGCAGGTGGCGCTCCGGGAACTTATCGATCTGGTGCTGGCGGTTCAGGCATAGTCATTATCCGTTACCCAGCTAACTGCGCCCCTCCAGCATCAACAACAGGGTTACAACAAGTTTTATACAATAACGGGTATCAAATTTATATTTTTACGTCCTCAGGGACAATTACTTTTTAATGGAGATTAGCATGGCACATTTTGCACATATAACAAACGGGGTTGTTGATAACGTAATTGTTATTGACGCAGAAACTTTGGCTACAGGTCATTGGGGTGATCCATCTGAATGGGTTCAGACTTCATACAATACACAAGGTGGGGAGCACAAACTTGGTGGTACCCCTCTGCACAAGAACTATGCCGGTACTGGCTATACATGGGACGGTACAGGCTTTGCACCCCCACAACCTTATGCTTCATGGACAAAGAACGCAGATACATATTTGTGGGAAGCTCCAGTAGCCATGCCATCGGACGCTGGTACAGGTACCCCACCTAAAATGTACACATGGGACGAAGAAACAACCTCTTGGGTTGAAGTAACTACACAGGCATAATATTATGGCTCAACTAAGCGGGATATGGACTCTAAATCAAGTAAGCCAGGCGGTAAAGGCTGGGCTATGGACAGGCTTTCCGCAAACAGTTGAGTATTTGATAGTTGCTGGTGGTGGGGGTGGAAATAATTCTTATGGTGGAGGAGGTGGAGCAGGTGGTGTTCTTGCAGGACAAACTTCTATCACCCAAGGCACTACTTGTTATATAACTGTGGGTGGTGCTGGTACAGCACATACTGGGGCTGGTACAGGTGGAAGTGGGGGTAACTCTGTTTTACTTGCAACATCGTCAGGAGCAACTACAGGTAATTTTGTTGCTTTAGGTGGAGGAGGTGGTGCTTACTATACGACTACATCTGGAGCTTCTGGTGGTTCTGGTGGGGGCGGTGGAACAACATATTCAGGTGGCGCTGGCACATCAGGTCAGGGTAATGCTGGAGGAGCAGGCTCACCGAGTTCTGCCTATCAAGCAGGTGGCGGTGGCGGTGCTGGCACAGTAGGACTATCGGCGCAAAATAGTTCTGGTGGAAATGGGGGCGCTGGCATTGCATCATCCATTTCTGGTACTGTTACTACATACGCTGGAGGCGGTGGTGGAGGTGGATACAACAGCAATCCAACATCAGCAGGTGGAGTAGGTGGTGGTGGTCAAGGCGCACAAGATCAAAACGGATTTTCATCAACGGCAGGAACAGTTAATACTGGTGGAGGAGGAGGGGGCGGAAGTGGTGGAGGAAAACCTGCATCAGCAGGTGGCTCTGGAATAGTCATCATGCGTTATCAAGGTAATACGCAATGGTTTACAGGCGGTACTGTTACTGCCGCTAATGGTTTTGTTATTCATACATTTACATCATCAGGTTCTTTAGTATCTCAAGCACCCGCTCAAGTTTTACCTGCTAATACAGCATTGTTCTTATCTTCAGGTGTGTGGACTGCCCCATCAGGCGCTACTCAAGTTGAATACTTGGTAGTTGGTGGCGGCGGAGGTGGAGGATATACATCAGCATCCTATGGTGGTTCAGGAGGAGGCGGTGCAGGTGGTTTTAGGACTGCTACAGGTTTATCGGTTACCGCAGGTACTCAATACACCGTAACTGTTGGTGGTGGCGGTATTGGAGCAACTAATCTTTCGGCAGGTTCTAATGGCCAAGATTCTGTATTTAATGGAATAACTGCTACTGGTGGCGGAGGCGGTGCTTCTGCATATTCAGGTTCTACTACTACTGGTGTGGCAGGCGGATCAGGTGGCGGTGGATACAGCAGTTCAGGCGGTGCGGCTTCTCCATCAGGCCAAGGTAATGCTGGCGGTTCTGGTAACGGAAACAACGGCGGGGGTGGTGGTGGAGCAAGTGCGGCTGGTACAGCAAATGGCGGCGCGGGGGGAGCAGGTACAGCATCTTCATTGTCAGGATCATCTGTAACTTATGCTGGCGGAGGTGGGGGTGGCGTTTATAACGGAACCTCTAGCGTTGGCGGTGCTGGCGGAGGCGGAGGTGGCTCTGCGGTAAATCAGCCTGGGGGTAATGCTGTTGCTGGTACAGGTGGCGGCGGTGGTGGTTCTGGAAACAACAATGCAGTTGCTACTTTTGGCGGTAACGGTGGCTCAGGTATCGTAATTATCAAGTGGAGTTAATGTGGATCCAATTACCATCTTTGCGGCTTGTAAGGCAGCACACTCAGGCATCAAACAGTAACCACATCAGGTTCAAATACTATTTTGATATTCACGGCAAGTGGAAGTTATACGGCATAAGTATTAAAAATCACTACAGAAATTACAAAGGGCCTCAGGGCCCTTTCCTTATAAATATACCACATAAATTAGGAAGATGCGATGGCTAAACCAGCAAGTAGACAGGATTTAATTGATTACTGCCTTAGAGCATTAGGTCATCCTGTGCTTGAAATTAACCTTGATGATGATCAAATTGACGATAGACTTGACGAGGCGTTTGAGTTTTATAGAGAGTTCCATTACGATTCTGTTGAACTTGTATACTATAAGGCGCTAGTAACGGCCTCAGTTCTACAAGTTACCGGTGTTAATGCAGGTAGTTTTACAATTGGTGAAACAATTACAGGTTCAACCTCTGGTACTACAACCACAGTAACAGCTAAAATTTCTGCCAATAGAGTTAAAGTAAATAGTACCAACGGTACGTTTAAAGCTGGTGAAACTCTAACGGGATCAATTTCTGGTACAACTACAACGGTATCATCTTTTACTGCTGGCAATTTAGATAACAAGTACTTTACCCTTGATGATTCTATTATTGGAGTAAATAGAATTCTACAATTATCGTCAAGATCAAACAGTAGTGGTATGTTTGATGTAAGATATCAATTATTGTTAAACAATATTCAGTCATTAACTAATACCGATATTATTTACTATTCGCAATTAAAAACTCAATTACAATTAATTAATGACCTTATGACCGGTCAAAAACCTATTCAATTTAATAGGCATATGCACAAATTGTTTGTTGACTTTGACTGGCAGAACGATGTAGCTGAAGGCGATTACGTTATTGCTGAATGTTATAAGATATTAGATCCTGACTCATACGTCAGTGTATACGATGATTACTTCTTAAAACGTTATGCAGTATCTTTGTTTAAACGTCAATGGGGTGTTAATCTAAAGAAGTTTGAAGGTGTACAACTTCCTGGAGGTGTAACCTTAAATGGTCAAAAGATATTTGACGAAGCACAAGAAGAACTAACTGCTCTAAGACAAACTGCACAAGATACATATCAATTACCTGTGGATTTCTTTACAGGTTGAAGGCTTTTCTCATCAGCCCACCAATGCATTATACAGTCAAGGCAATAGATAATCCACGTAGATATACCAATTAATGGCAACTAATTTTTATTTTCAATCTGGTATACCAGGAGGTAGATCTTCAGAGCAAATTCTGATGGAAGATCTTATAATAGAGTGCCTTAAGATTTATGGCTTTGATACCTATTATATGCCTAGACATAAGATAAATGAAGATGGTATTTTGGGTGAAGATTCATTAAATAATTTTGAGCACGCATATCCTTTAGAGATGTACATGCAGAATGTTTCAGGTTTTGAAGGTGATGGTGATCTGCTTACAAAATTTGGTGTAGAAATTAAAGATACTGCTACCTTTATTGTAGCAAGAAGAAGATGGGATGAGGTTGTTGCAAGAACTGGTAATGCAGTACTTACCACCAGACCAGCTGAGGGGGATATAGTTTATTTTCCATTAACAAAAGCGTTTATGGAAATTAAAAAAGTAGATGCAACTGACCCATTTTTCCAAGTAGGTAAACTTTATGTTTATAAACTTGAATGCGAATTGTACCAATACAACTCCGAGAGATTTAATACCGGGGTTAAAGAAATTGATACACTTGCATCTGATAAATCAGCTGATTCCAATGAATACAATTTGATATTAGAAGACGGTTATAGAATTTTATTGGAAGAATATAACCCTGCAGGTATTATACTTGAAGGTTATAATTTGAGTACTATATTCCCCAATACAAGTAACGAAACGTTTACAGGTGAAATCGGTATATTGGATTTTTCTGAGCATAATCCATTTGGAGAAATAAGTGTTTAATGATAAGTTTTATTGGTCGACTATTAGAAAGTCAGTAGTGGCTTTTGGTAATATGTTTAATAATATTCATATTGATAGAAAAGACTCAACAGGTGCTGTAGTTCAAACTATTAAAGTACCTTTGGCGTATGCACCCAGGCAAAAGTTTTTAGCTCGTATTGCAGCTCAACCACAATCATTTGAACAAAGTTTTGAATCTTACCTTCCAAGAATGAGTTTTGAATTATTGGGTATTCAATATGATCCTAGTAGAAGGGTGGGGTTACTACAACAAAACCGTGCTGTTAATGGTACAACAAATACTTTAAATGCACAATATGCCCCTACACCTTATAATCTTTCTATGACTTTGTATTTGTTTGCAAAAGATTCTGATGATGCATTACAAGTGGTAGAACAAATATTACCATATT